ATTGTAAGACTTCTGATGAAATGAAAGCAGCAGTATGCAAGGCATATCACAAAAAATATGGCGAAGAAGGCTATAATAACTTAGTTATTAATGGTCGATTAGTTCATATTTGGAGAAAACTTAATGATCACTTTAAGCTAGACAAGGAGTTATATGACTTTGCTATCTCGCTCTGAAATAGGACATTGGGAATATTCTTATAGATTTGATCCTACACAATGGTTTGGATTTCTCTATGTTATTGAAAATAATATTACTGGACAATTTTATATTGGTAAAAAACAGTTTTTTCATAGAGGTAAAAAACGATCACGTACTTTTGGCAAAGAAATGACTTGGAGAACTTATATGGGTTCTTCAACACACCTTAAGCTTGATATTAAAAAGTACGGTCAGAAAAATTTTACTTTTAAAATTATAGAGTTATATAAGACTCGTGGTGGTTTATATTATGCAGAAGCTTACACTCAAATGCTTTGTGAGGTTATGACTGCTAAGAAAAAAGATAAACCTGTTTCTTATAATCGCCAAATTGCAGCTATTAGGTTTATACCACCAGAAGAACCAACTAAACGTACAAAATCTTGTATCAACAAGTTAAGAAAGAAATACTTATGAAAATACATCCAATATCACCTGCTCTTTATTTAGCAGGTATGGTAACATTATTTGTAACTCTTATAGGTTATATTATTGACTTCCCATGGTTTGATCCTGTATTAGCAATTATTGTTTTCTTGTTTTGTCAAGAAGCAAGCAAGTTTGTAGCAGAGTTTACTATGGAAGAAGAAGATGGGAAGAATAATTAATAGGAATCAACCCTGTGAAAAATGTGGAAGCAGCGATGCTAAACAAATTTATGAAGAAGGCTCTGCTTATTGCTTCTCTTGTAAATCATTTTTTCACTCACCTGATGAGGGCCATATGAATGCAAAATTTAATCAGGATGATTGGGATGACTTTGAGGAACCTGTTATCCAAGCTTACAATAACTACGCTTGTAGGGGTTTTAAAGAACGTAATATCTATAAGCAAGTTAGTGAGCATTATGGTGTTAGGGTTTCTTATGATGTCGATGGCAACATTGATGCTCATTATTACCCTTACTACCATGATAATAATCTTGTTGGATATAAGATCCGACAATTGCCTAAAACCTTTCGTTCCATTGGGCGAGTTAAAAGTGGAGTCTTTGGACAACATCTCTACACAGGAGGTAAACGACTCGTTATTACCGAAGGTGAATTAGATGCAATGTCTGTACAAGCGGCTTGGTATAAGAAGTATAAAACCTTTTATCCTGTTGTGTCTCTTCGTTCTGCATCTTCAGTTAAAGATTTAATTGAAATTCGTGATTGGCTTAAAAACTTTGATGAAATTGTTTTATGGCTAGACAATGATGATGCAGGTAGAGAGGCTGCTAAAGAAGCAGCTCGTATTATTGGTTATGAGAAAGTCAAAATTGCTTCTTGTACTGAAAAAGATGCTAGTGATCTATGGATTAAAAATCCTGATCAAGTTCTTAAAACTATTTATGATGCCTCTGTTTATACTCCTGCAGGTATCCTTACTTCTGAAGAACTTTGGCAGCAATTAGAAAAGTACAACGAAATGGAGTCAGTACCTTATCCTGGCTTTATGGGGGGTCTTAATGAAAAACTTAAAGGAATGCGTTTTGGAGAAATCACTCTCTGGACTTCAGGAACAGGATCAGGTAAAAGTACGCTTCTTCGGGAAATTGCTTTACATTTACTTGAGCGAACTGATGATAAAATCGGCATTATCAGCTTGGAAGAAAGTCCCGCCGAAACTGCGCGTAAGATGTCTGGCATGGCTATTAACAGAAATCCTGCAAAAGAAGAAATACCCTTAGATGAACTTAAAACAGGTTTTGATAGCGTATTTTCTGGTGATCGTGTTATGGTGCTTGATCATCAAGGGAGTATTTCAGATGGTTCCATTATGGATTTTCTTGAGTATATGTGCCTTAGTGGGTGTAAGTATTTGTTTATTGATCATATCACTATTCTCGCTTCTGAAGGAACAGAAGGTCTTACAGGCAATGAAGCAATCGATAAAATAATGAATGATTTGCTTTCACTAGCAAAGAAACATGAAGTATGGATTGGCTTAATTAGCCATTTACGTAAAACAGATAACTCAGGAAAATCCTTTGAAGAAGGTAAATTACCTTCAATGGATGACATTAAAGGTTCTGGCTCTATTAAACAAATTAGTATGGATATTATTGCTTTTGCTAGAAATGTTGGTTCAGATAATCCTGAAGAGCGTAACACTATTAAAACAAAAGTACTTAAATGTCGTTATACTGGTTTGACTGGTCCTTCGGGAAGTTTGTATTATGATTTTGATACTGGTAGACTTTGTAAAGGCAATGATGAATTTACTGAAGAAAGGTTTATAACAGTATGATGGACGTACAACATGTCTTCTTACTATCTATTATATATCAATTACTTGACTCAGGGGGTGATTCCTCTGAGTTAAGCCCTAATGTACAAGACTGGTTAGCAGGAATTTTAGAAGAATATGAAAAAGCAGAAGGTGAAGAACGAGAGTTTTTCAATAAAGTATACTGGTATGCTGATACTTTTTTAAACGAACAAAATGGAAAAGAAATTTTAAATTAAGGAAAACACAAATGGATCCATATCGCTCATTTATCCATCTGTCTCGCTATTCACGTTTTCTAGACGAAAAAAATCGTCGTGAAACTTGGAAGGAGACTGTAGATAGACTTATTGGCTTCTGGCGCTCACGAGCACAGAACGTAGTCAGTGAGGAAGAATTTCAAGAATTACATGATGCTATATACAACCACGAAGTAATGCCCTCTATGCGTTCTATGTGGTCAGCAGGTAAAGCTCTTGAGCAAAACCATTTTCGTGGCTATAACTGTAGCTTTGCTGCTGTTGATCACCCACGAGTGTTTGATGAAATCCTGTTCATCCTTATGGCTGGTACAGGTGTTGGCTTTTCTGCAGAAGCTCAATATGTAAATAAATTACCAATTATTAATGATATCTTTCGTAAAACTGAACGCACTATTGTTATTGAAGACAGTGCAGAAGGTTGGGCCAAGGGGCTGCGTAAATTAATTGCTGACTTATATATGGGTAACGAGCATGAATGGGATTACTCTAAGATTCGTCCAGAGGGCGCACGACTTAAGACTATGGGTGGACGGGCTAGCGGTCCAGAACCACTTATGGATCTTTTTGACTTTGTAACAAAATCATTTAAAAAAGCTGCAGGTCGTAAACTTCGTCCTATTGAAGTACATGATATTGTTTGTAAAATTGCTGAAGTAGTAGTTGTAGGTGGTGTACGCCGCTCTGCTCTTATTTCTTTATCTGATTTAGGAGACCCTGAAATTCGAGATGCTAAGTCAGGTCAATGGTGGGAAACAGAAAAACAACGTGCTTTAGCAAATAACTCTGCTGTTTATGATAACAAACCTTCCATGTCTGTTTTTATGGATGAGTGGATTGCACTTATGAAGTCTGGCTCTGGTGAGCGTGGTATTTTTAATCGGGGTGGTGCTCAAGCTATGGCACCTGAACGCCGTGATTCAGAATATCTTGTTGGAACAAACCCTTGTGCAGAAATTCAACTTCGCTCAAATCAACTATGCAACTTAACAGAAGTAGTTTGTCGTAAGGATGATGGGCCAGAAGAACTACGTAAGAAAGTTCGTCTTGCTGCTATTTTAGGCACATTACAAGCTTCTTTAACAGACTTTAAATATGTTCGTAAGATATGGCAAAAGAACTGTGAAGAAGAAGCTTTGTTAGGTGTATCTTTAACTGGTATTCAAGATTGTAGAATACTGCGCAATCCTCATCCTGTGTTATTAGAAGATCTAAAAGAACATGCTATTGCTACTAATATTGAATTTTCTGAACGTCTTGGAATTAGTCCTGCAGCGGCAGTAACAACAGTTAAACCATCAGGAACTGTATCACAACTTGTTGATAGTGCTAGTGGTATTCATGGTCGCTTTAGTCCTTATTATATTCGCAATGTAAGACAAGCTAATAACGATCCACTAACGCAGTTTTTAAAGGATCAAGGTGTACCTAATGAAGCAGATGTTATGAATCCTGCTAAAACTACTGTCTTTTCTTTTCCAATTGAATCACCAAAAGGTGCTGTAATTGCAGGAAAACAAACAGCTATTGAACAACTAGAAAACTGGTTAGTGTTTCAACAACACTGGTCAGAACATTCTGTGTCTGTTACTGTTTATGTTAAAGAACACGAATGGATGGAAGTAGGTGCTTGGGTTTATAAAAACTTTGATCATATTACAGGTATTAGTTTCTTACCTTATTCTGATCACACTTATCAACAAGCGCCTTATATGGACTGTGATGAAGTAGCTTATCATCGTGCGGTTAAGGCAATGCCTAAAGTAGACTTCTCTCGTCTTACAGAATACGAACAAGAAGATAATACAGAAGGTTCTCAAACATTAGCGTGTGTAGCAGGTGGTTGTGAAATTTAATGACTCGTAATCGACGTAAAAAGGTCGGTAAAGTTGAATCCCCTTGTATACTTGTTTGTAAGATTAAAAACGGGTATTGCGAGGGGTGCAAACGAACACCTGAAGAAATTCGTGATTGGATTATAATGTCTGAATACGAACAACAAAAACTTAAGTATGAACTTATGTGGAGAAAAGAAAATAGGGGTAAAGTGTTACGGTAGCACATTGGATTCCAAATCCAAAAGACTGGGTTCAATTCCTAGTACCCCTGCCAATACCTGACGTTAAAGAACAATAGAGGTTAAAATGATAGTTCAAAGAAGGTCTATACTTACTCAAAAAGTAAACACAATGAACTTAAACGTTACAGAAGAACAGCTTATTAGACAAAAACAAGGAGAGATTGTTCAAGATGTTTTTCCAGAGCTTTCAGCTGATGAAAGAGAATTTTTAATTTCAGGTATTACCCCTGAAGAATGGTCTACACATATAGAAAGTAGTAATTTATGAAATATCAAAAGAAAAATCCTAAGAAAACTTCTCAGGGTAAAGGCAATGTAAAGTTGTCTTCTATGAATAAACATAAGAAACGTAACAAAGGATTGTATAATGGCGGAAAAACTGGGTAAAATAATTGGTACTATACTGGGTTATGCTACCGCAGCTACTATTACTGTTTATATTGGTTTGTCTATACTTAATTGGCTTGGCATTACGCCATGACCAAGATTATAGATTTTAAAAGTGTAAAAGAAGCTAAACAATTCAAAAAGTTACAAAAAGAGGCTAAATCATTTCATGACTTAGTTCTCGACTATTGTGACGAAATTTTTCCTGAAGGTGTCGTTTTAATTGCGATGGTAAACGGTGAACTAGAAATTTCTTCAACAATAGAAGATGAAGAAATTATTTTTGCTGCTACCTATGCTGCAGCTAAAACTATTAAAAATAAACTCGATGGAGAATAAAAATGTATGCTGCTATACTAATAGCTTGTATAAACGAAATATGTACAGTTCAAGCTAGTCCTGCTGTACTTAGAACAGAAGAAGATTGTTATGCGACTTTAGCTAGCGGCATAGCTTTATTTGAAAATTCAGGTGCAAAAGTACCTGTATATAAGTGT